GCGAAAGGGAGTGTGGCGTCCGCGCTCGGGGTTAGTCGCTATCCTATAAAGGAGATATCGAGTTAAAAACGGTATTATAGGTTCGAGTCCTATCTTGAGTACAAATAGCGCCCTTAGCTCATTCGGTTAGAGCAACTGACTCATAATCAGTAGGTACCTGGTTCGATCCCAGGAGGGCGCACTAAATTTATTATTATGGTGTTATTAACAATTATTTTACTTATTGAAACTATTTTATCAATCACTTATCTTCATACTCTGAGTAAACGAATAGAACAGTTAGAGAATGAAATTAGTGAGTTAAAAACTCGACATATCAAACAATTATTAAAGGGTTAATTCAATTGTGAAAGCGGCTTAAAGCCGCTATTTCCCTACTTAACATATATTTAGATATATGAATATTGATGATATTTTTAACTTATTTAAATCCCCTGAAGAGGAAATTGAGACTACTACTCAAGTAGACTTATCAGATCACCCTATTGTCTGGATGGGATTATTTAAAAAGTTAATTATAAATTATAAAGTATTTAGTAAACAGATGATAGATTTCTTTGAATCATCTGATCCTAAGTTAGACATAGATGATATCAAGTTAGCTGGTGGTATGATGGTGTTCACTAGGGCTATGGATCATATTTCTAAAATAGACACTACTAATCAAATGCATAGAGATTGTCTCATATTATACTCAGATGAACAATTTTTAAAAGCATTATCATCAGCACTCTCTCATTTTGAAGATTTAGAAGAATATGAAAATTGTGCTCTTCTTAAAAAAATACAAGACGTAGCAAACCCCTCTCCAAAATAGCTTGGCCTCGTGAATTCTAATTCGTATTATATAGATACGGGTTTTAGGAAACATCTAAAACGTAGGAAATAAAGAACGTGGTAATGTAGCCACGGGTATATAAACAAATAATAAACGTATGAAAAACAAAGACAACGTATTACATCAACTTGATAAACTAGATAATCTAGCTAACCAACTGGGATTTATTGTTAAACAACAACAACCATTAGAAGTATATCTTGAAGGTGTTGAAAAATTAAAAGAAATAGTTGAACAAACTCGCTTATTCGTTGAGTCTGAACAAACAATGTATAATTAATATGAGTTTAACAGCAGAACAAATCCAACATAATTGGGTAGATTTAGAAGAAACTATCAAATCATACATCAGTGAACCACGTTGTTCACAGTTGTTAGATTATTATTCTAAATACTCAGAACGTCTTATGTTAATGCCTGCGGCTCATAAGAAAGAATATCATAATGCATTCCCAGGTGGTTATGTAGACCACGTACTACGAGTTATTGATTGTGCTCTTAAATTAAATGATGTTTGGATTGAAATGGGAGTAGACGAATCTACTTACACTAAAGAAGAATTAGTATTCGCAGCCCTAAATCATGACCTAGGTAAAATGGGTGATGAGCAACATGAAGCATACATTCCTCAGGATGACCAATGGCGTAAAGACAAGTTAGGTGAAGATTACAAATTCAATGATCGTCTAGAATTCATGTCAGTACCAGATCGTAGTTTACATTTACTACTATCTCATGGTATTCAAATGTCTAAAAATGAGTGGTTAGCAATTAAACTACATGATGGTTTATATGATGATGCTAATAAGCCATACTTAATGTCTTGGTCACCAGAAACTAAACCTCGTACTTCATTAATTTATATTGTTCATCAAGCTGATTTAATGGCTGCTCGTATTGAGTTTGAGCGTGAATGGAATCCAAAATTAAAAGGTGAAGTTAAGAAAACAAATAATTTTTCTGTTACTAAAGCACCTAAACAAACAATTAAGACTAAAACATTAAGTAATGTTAAGTCTCAAGGTTTAATGAACATGTTAGATAGTATATGATAATATTAACAATTATATTAGGAATAATGGTCGTGGTCTTAGGATTCACGACCTTTAATCTTCTTAAAAAGAATGAACGCCAAGAAGATATTTTAACAGGATATATGGAGTATCTAAGTAAAATATCAGGTGTTATTGAATTTTCAGATAAAAAACTTAAGGAAGTAGATCGTAAAGGATCATTCGAGTCAGATGATGAAGTAGGCTTCTTTTTTCAAGAAATAAAGCAAATTCAAGAAACATTGAATGCTTTTAAAATTAAAAACTTATGATCGAGATACAAGAGGCTAAAAAAAGAAAACCTAAAGGTGTTCAATATTTTACCCAAGATACAGAAAATGCTATTAACGAATATAATAGTACTACTGATTTTGAATTAAAAGATAAGATATATCGTGAACGTATCCATTATGCTTTCTTTAAACTAACAGAAAACATTATTCATACTTTTAAATTTTACTATACAGAAGTAGACAATATCCAGGATTTACAACACGAGGTAATAACATTTTTACTTTCTAAAATCCATTTATTCAACCCAGCTAAGGGAGCAAAAGCGTTCTCATATTTTGGTACTATTGCTAAACGTTATTTAATTATTACTAATACTAAAAATTATAAAAAACGAGTAGATAAAGCACCTATTGAAGAAATTGAGTCAAATGAAGATTTTTCTTATAGAATAGATGAGGGTTCATCTCAAGATAGATTATCTAATTTTTTAGATGAATATGTTATTTATTGTACATCTAATATTTATACTTTATTCCCTAAAGAAGCAGATGCTCAAATAGCAGACGCTATCCTTGAGTTATTCCGTAAGAGAGAGCATATAGACATCTTTAATAAAAAGGCACTATATATATACATTCGTGAGATTATTGACGCTAAGACCCCTAAAATCACTAAGATAGCCGATAGATTATATAATATATTTAAACAACATTATTATTTTTATCTAGAAAACGGATACACAAATTTCTAATGTTCATATTTATAAATAAAATATTATGAATGGACTAGACAATGTTGTGTTTGGTAAAAAGAAATTTTCCGATATATTAGAGGAAATCTATACCAACCAACAAAAGAAAGACAAACAAATATCTATCCTGATATCAGAACTTAAACCACTCGTACAAGAAATAGGTGACGCTACCCTTATTGTTCCTTTGATTAAAGAATACTTAGAAATAAGTGTTAAGAATGATGAACAATTAATTAAAATGGCTACTATCATTCAACGTATTATGAATAATAATGCTGGCCCAAATGATGGTGGGTTTGGTATATCTGAAGAAGAAAAACAACAGCTATTAGCAGAATTAGATAAATTTAAGACTGAAGAATAATGGCTCAAATTAGATTCGGCCCAGCTGGTACATATCAAAATACATTTAATGTTAATCCATCTTCTATAGCTAATTTAGGTAGGGGTGGAATTAGAATTACACCTATTAGAGTATTAGATATTATATTAGACAATTCTCATCCTAAGTTTAAAGAATATGGAGAATGGAATAGTATTGGGACTATTTTTTATGAAGAAGCATATTATGGATCAAGCGCAATTTCTAATAATTCAATATCTAATACAATTGCTATACCATTACTTCCTAATATAAAACAATATCCTCTTATTAATGAGTTAACATATGTTATATTTTTACCTGGAGCTAATTTAACTGAAAATCCAAATTCATCTGTTGCTTATTATTTTCCACCTTCAAATGTTTGGAATAGTCAACATCATAACGCGGTTCCTGTATCACCAAACTTAACCCCAGCTGAGGATAGAGACTATGTTTCTACCACATTAGGATCTTATAGAAGAGTAACAGACAATAGTACTGATATATTTTTAGGAAAAACATTTGACGAAAAAACAAATTTACATCCATTATTACCTTATGAAGGAGATACTATATATGAAGGTAGATGGGGCAATTCAATTCGTTTAGGTTCAACAGTAGGTAATTCTATTATACCTAATGATTGGTCTAGTGGAGCTAATTATGAAAATGGTGACCCCATTACTATAATAAGAAATGGCCAAGCTGATTATGCTAGTGACCCATGGGTCCCAGTAACTGAAGATATTAATAATGATAAATCATCTATTTATTTAACATCTAAACAGCAACTCCCATTATTCCCAGCTAATGTAAATAATTCTTCATTCTCTAAATCAACCCCTCCTACTAATGTAGGGCAATATGAAGGAAACCAAATCATACTTAATTCAGGTAGATTAGTATTTAACGCTAAATCTGATTCAATATTAGCCTTAGCTAATAAATCAATCCAATTATCATGTGGTGAAACTTTAGGAGTAAATGCTAAACAAATATCATTAACCGCAGACACAGTTTATTTAGGTTCATCTGAAGGAATAGGAAGTAAAATACAACCTGTAGTTTTAGGTGAAAATTTAAATTTTGTATTAGGAGATATAGCCGTATTTTTACAAACACTTAATATAGCATTTAAATCAGCTGTTGATAGTAATGGTGCGTCAATTGTAGCTTTACAAGCTATAGCCTCAGACGCTGAAACTTTAGCTAATGATCTTTTAAACATAGTAAATGCTAAAAATTTATTATCTAAAACAGTTAAAACAGTTTAATTATGCCTAATCAATTTAAAGGACAAGTTTTTGATTCTAACGGTGGTAAATTAGAAAAAGTAAAAGTTACTATAACAGGTACTGGAGTACCACCAAATCAATCAACTGAAACAGATATAAATGGAAATTGGTTAATCACACTTAAAGTAGACATTGACCCAAAAGACATAAATGTCACATTCTCAAAACCAGGTTTAGAAACTACATCTATAAAAAATCCTCAACAAACCTCAGTATTACCTGGTTACATTGATCCTGAAAAAGGAGGTATATTAGATTTAGCAGGTGACTACCCATCAGGTAAATATAAAATATCCTCTTTACCTCAAGAGATGCAAGATATTCTTAATAAAGAAATTGATGATGCTTATACTTTTGCTAAAAATAATTCTGGTAACTTCACATTAGAAATAGAATCATCTGAGTCTCAAGTACCTAACGCTGATAATGAAGGAACAGGTAGGAATTTTGATAAGCCTGGGTCGTTGGCTGAGGCTAGAGCCCAAGAATTAGAAAAATACATTAATGACAAAATTACTGTACTTTATGCTAAAGAGATAAATCCTTCTTTCCAAAAACCTACTGTTGTCTTAGGTAAAATAGATAGAGTAGGAGACGCTATTTGGGATCAAATAGATGCTAAAGCTAATAAATATACTAAAGATCAATATACTAGAGTTAAAGCTAATTTAATAACTAAAAGAAAATGTGACTGGATCCCTGTTAGTACTGATGCTATACAAGCTGGTAAATCAACTCTTATTAAAGGTATAGGAGCAAGTAATATAGAATTAGACGCGGCAACAGCACCAGATGTCTTTATTATTAGTGGTAAAAAATCTAATGGTACTTTTATTGAAAAACAAACTACAGTGTATTACCAATCCCCAGACTCTCCATCTAGCCCTATAAGCTGGGGAATTATATTACTTATGTCTGACATAGCTAGAGGAACTTTATCTCAATATAGAATACCACTTCAAACTAAAACTATAAGTATAAATGAAGCTGTGAATTATATATCTGAAGGATACTCAAACAAAACATACTCAGATAACGTTAAAGAATTATTTAAAAGAAAAACAGTCTTAATTACTACCCCAGACTTAAATATTATATTAGCTGGATTACAAAAATATTTCCCAACCGGTATAGTAACTTATTATGATGTAGAACGCTCATATTATAACTTTCCATTAATTGAAAACGGTATAAATGGAGATTTTGAAGTAAAAGCAATAAGTGGTTTACTTGTAGGAGGATCAGCTTTTAATTATAAAATGTGTATTTAATGTCCAAATTTTTGTTCGGCGCAACACATACAATAATAAGTTTCAATATTACTATCTTTAGGTATAATCCCGATATATTCAAATGTCCAAGTTGATTCATCCAATCCAATAATTCTAACACTACTTACATTATAATATTCTTGAAGACGAATTGTGAATGGTTCCCATAAACAACACCCACTTAATGTATCCATTCCTAGTTTAGTTTTATAATCAACATCACACCAATTATCTTGTGAGAAACTATTTGAATATAACCCAAAAACTAAAAATATACTTGTGATCAATTTTTTCATAACCTTTATTTATATCTAAATATAATAAATATAATTTGGGAAGCCAAACATAATTTCGTATATTTCGCATATTTATAATAAATAACCAAACATGAGTACATCTATATATAAAGTTAGTGATGGGAGTACAATTACGTTTAAAAAACGTGGACCCGAACTATACGCTGTACTTTCCACTCCGAGTGGGCAGGTTATTAATGGTCCTTCAAGAATGACCAATACTGAGGAATCAGCTGCTAGAGAAATATTACTAGCTAATAATATAGTTGATCCTAATTCTGGTGAACCATTACCTTATACTATTGAAGGTTCACAAAACTCATCTGTAGAAAATGCTAAAGGAAATAACTATGTTTATGAGATTTCTAGAAAGACAATGTCTGAAGTAACAGATGAAACTGCTTTAAATATAGCTAAAACTAACCAAAAGATATTAGAACAAAATAATCAAACTATAAATGAAGTATTAGAATCTGAACTCCCACCTGAGATTAGACTCACTAATTTTATTAATGAACAAAAAGCAACAGTAAAAAAAAGATTAATACCTTTTGTTATAGGATTAATTACCCCATATGCGCCTACAATAATACCTATAGTAGTTTCTCAATTAGGTATAAGTGGAGATTCTTCAATTGACTCTATAAAAGCAAATGCTCAAGCTAAAAAAGATGAAGCTCAAGCTAAAATAGATGCTGCTAGAGACCAAACTGAAAATGCTGTAGATAGTGCTAGAGAAGCTACTGCTAGTGCTAAGGAAACAGCAAAAGATAGAGAAAAATTAAAAGAAATAACTAAAAAAATACAAGCTACCTCAATTGGGGCTCTCCTATTAAGCCAATTACCTATAGAACAATTAAGAGATCAAATAAATTGCCCATCAGCTGCTCTTATATCATCAACTATTAGAAAAAGAGATTTATTAGCTGGTCAAATAAATGGTATATATAGTCAAGTTCAAACATTAACCTCATTACAAACTACAGCAGGTCAAATTATCACAGCTGTGACAATAGGTGTAAACCTTATATCAGCGGCTCCTCCACAAACAGTACCTGGTGCTTTTATAGTTAATCATGAAAAATTAGCGACTGCTTTAAAAGTATCTAAAACTGTTGTTAATACTTTAACTTTAACTTTAGCTTCACTTGGTGTATTTTTAGGCACTATTTTAAAACTCTTAGAAACATTAGATATAATACTACAAATTTGTGCTAGCGATCAAAACATGGACCCAGTACAAATAAATAATGAGATTAACGCTTTAGCAAATCTAACAATAGTAGCAACTCAAAATGAAAATACTAATACTTATAAAGGATTTACTTTAGGAGTTAAAATTGATGAAACAAATGAAAGTAAATATATTAGACGATACGCTGTGGCTCAAAATAAACAAGGTGTAGATGTACTAAAAACAGACTCTTCATTCGCCTCAGATCCAACAGTATTAATATCTCAATTAAAATTCATAATAGATTCAAATCCTAATATAACAGCTGAATAATCAAATATTTATAATCATATGAAAATCGACGGACTAAAAAAATTAATTAAAGAAGCAGTACGTGAAGCAATTCAAGAAGAGTTAAAAGATATTCTA